CACATGAAACAATGCGAAGCGCGAGAGTGGATGAAACGGTACGAGAAGAAGGCTATCGAGCTAGGCTCAGGGAGCGCGCAATTATGGTGGCAAAAAGTAAAGAGTGACATCGAGAAGCGTCGTGGAACCGATGCTATGAATGACCTAGTAAACCGAATGAAAAAGGAGCGAGAAAATGGCAAAAGTAGAACTCAGTGACTTTCAAAAGAAGTTCTTTGCGCAGGGCACAGGACAGACCTTGTACACAGCAAAAGAATTTGAGGAGGGGCTAGCGCAGGCTAAGGCGGAAATCATGGCTGTAGCGATACAGACCACCAAGCAAGCCATCGGCATAGAGCGTGAAGCCTGTGCGCAGATCGCTGACCACTTTGAATTGCCAGAGCTGGCACACGCAATCAGAACGCGGATGCACCGTGCAGATTGAGTTGGACTTTCCGCCTGCGGAACTCTTCCCAAACCGTGCCAAGGGTACGCACTGGGGCAAGCTCTACCAATTACGGTCTGACTACCGTGACAGCAGTACTTGGCTGGCTAAGCACCAGATCAAGGGCTGGAAACACGCAGGTGGAGAACTGAGGCTTACGCTGACGTTTGAGATGCCTGATAAACGAAAGCGCGACGCGGACAATTGCTTAGCCGCGGCAAAGGGAGCGCTGGACGGCTTAGCCGACGCATTGATGGTGAATGACCAACTGTTTCAGCCCATCATGATTTACAGAAAATTTGGAACAAAACCCGGGAAACTTTTAGTCGAAATCGAGGAACAAACATGAGCAAGCTTATTGACCCAAACGAAGCCGTGGACTTCATGATCTCCAACTCAGCCAAGTACGCCGAGGCAGAGGCAACAAAGGTGTACATGGAAGAGCTACGCAAGACCATCAAAGCCGAAGAGATGAAGAACGCCGAGATCTATGGCAACGGCGAGTACAAGACTGCCGCCATGCAGGAACGCGAAGCCTACGCCTCCCCACGCTACAGAGAGCACCTAGAAGCCCTTAGACAAGCCGTAGAGGAGCGCGAACGCCTCAGATGGCTCCTCATAGCCTGTCAGGAAAGAATCGCCGTATGGCGCTCTATGGAGGCTTCTAATCGCCACGTTGACAAGGCGACTCTGTGAACAACACCCTCACGGCGAAAGAAAAGGCGTACGTGGGGCTTGTCAAAGAGCTCCCGTGCTCCGTGTGTGATGCACCCCCACCGAGTGACGCCCACCACGTCAAACAGCATAGGCAGTACACCGTCGTGGCTTTGTGCAAGGACTGCCATCAAGGGAGCTTCAATGGTTGGCACGGGCAGAGGCGCATGTGGTCGATCATGAAAATGGACGAGCAGGACGCCCTGAACGTGACCATCGAGCGGGTCGTTGCCGTTTTAATGAATAGGTAGGGAAAACACCTACAAATTCTTTTAAAAAAAGATTGCCAAACCGTTTTAACTTCGTGTTAAGATCCCAATCACTGCAACAAGCAGGTTACATGAAAAAGGAAATTGGAAATGACTACTACTACAGCTCTCAAGATCGTTGACCAACTCGGTTTGATCGAAGACCAAATTGCCGCTCTGCAAGAGCAGGCAGACGACCTCAAAAACCAACTCAAAATGTTGGGTCAAGGTTCTTACGCTGGCACTATGTACGTGACCACCATCAAGCACACACCAGAAAAGAAAACGACAGCATGGTCTGCCGTTGCCAAAGAGTTGAACGCTCCTGCTGAGCTGATCGCTAAGCACACCAAGGTTACCTACAACATCCTCGCCGCCGAAACAAAGGCACTGTCAAACTAATCCCTGCCCTTCGGGGCTTTTACTTGAAAGACCATCATGAACTACGACAACATCTACACAGAAGCCCTCAACGCCGCCAAAGCCGCTGAGTCCGCCTTCATGGAAAAACATGGCGAGCCAATGTACTGTGGCTTTGCTTGGGTTGACCTGCCAAGCGCCCGTGTTCCCTTTGTGAACTGGTGCAAGAAAAACAACGTCGGTCGCAAGCACTGGCAAAAGGGCTGGTCTATCTGGAACCCTGCTGGCAACCCCACGCAGTCTATGGACGTCAAAGAAGCTGGCGCCTTTGCATTCGCAGAAGTCCTGCGCAAGCATGGCATTCAAGCCTTCGCTGGATCTCGGGCAGATTAAAAGATGGGGCTTGTGCCCCTCTTTAATTTCGTGTTACAATGCAATCACGCCAATCAGGCGTTTACTTGAAGGAGCCAAAATGGCAAACGAAATAGAAACATCAATCAACACTGAGGCAGAAATTCGCGTCAGTGCCGACCAATACGACGAGGGCGTATGGCTGTGCCTGCAAGGTCGTCGCTCAATGATGAGCGTCCCACTGACTCGCGTCGAGGCTGAGCAGTTGATGGTCAACCTGAAAAAAATCTTAACCAACAACCCAGTGTGACCATGAAACTTTACAAACGTGCGATTGAGCTGTTTTGGCAATCAAAGACAAACAAGGGTTGGAAGTACATGTATACAACCAATGCTTTTCGCACTTGTCGAGAGGCTGTAGCAGACACCAAAGCTACATGGCCTGATCTTTCAATTAAAGGCAATTTTGCAAAAAAATGAGCGAGACCAAAATGAGCGACTACATCAAAGGTTTCAACGCAGGGGTTGACTGCGTTTTGACCGAAATCCAACGCCTTGAGAAAATATCCCCTATAAACCTCGAACAGCTCCTCAAGCACCTTGACCCTCAACGCGACCAGAAAACGGCTCAAAAGCCCGAAAAGACCCCTTCATGAGCTTTGCTGAACAACAAATACAACTAGGAACCCCACAACCATGTCACCAATTCAAACAATGTGGCAAGTGCCAACAGCAGAAACCTCCAGAGGGGGGGATCGAGATGGGGAGTCGTTGGATGTGCGCTGGATGCTGGACGCGCCAGTCTGCGAAGAAAAACCTACTTCAAAACCGTATGGTAAGGGGCTGAGGTTAGCGATCACCAACAGCATTCGGATTGCCCTTCGAGGTGTGCCTGAAGGCATGACCTTGGAGGAGATCTCAGAGCTGATGGATCGACCAAGAGAAAACGTCAGGAAAGTTCTCAAAGCCATGCCAGACGTGTACATTGACAGGTGGGAAGTCGCACCAAGGGGGCAATACAAAGCCGTGTGGTGCGTGGTTATCCCGCCAACAGATTGTCCAAGACCAGATGGGAGAAAAGATGACTGAACCAAAGCTGAAGTTGGTATTCCAAGAGGGATGCTTCGATGGGTTTGATGGCACACCAGACGAGCTGGCTGAGATGATTGCTGAGCTACACCGCATGGCGGCAGACGGAACCATCATGGACGACGCTACACCCTTGGACGACGACCAGATCGAGGAGCTCAACGAGGCTCAGAGCAGACGGGAGCAAAGACAATGAGCGAAGCAGAGCTGAACATTTGGGAGAAGGCGCTAGGCTGGCGCAAAAGGCAGATGATCCAACGCCAACTCGACCCCATCACGAACAAGATCAGGAATGACACCTTAGAAGAGGTAGCGCTCGAGTTTGACAAGATGCGCAATGGTGGGGATACAACACAAAGCTTTGCGGCATACGTACGAGGGCTAAAGAAATGACTGAGGAGATCTGGGCGCCAGATTGGATACAGCAAAACCCTGAGCTGGCAAACAAAGCTATCACTGAGCTACAGGTCAAGGTGCAAGAGCTGGAGTCAAAGCTGAAACACGCCACAGTAAAAGCCGCAAACCTTGAGAAACAAAACAAAGAATTCAAGCTCACCATCAAGGACATGGATAGAAGGATCATGAGGGGATTGAAGGACTGATTGCATACAAACACAAAGATCCGTTAAACTTTGCGTTAAAGGAGCTCAGTGATGGCAAAGAAACCAAAAGATCTTTCCAGCGACACAGTCGCCGATGTGACAGGTAAGCCGCAAACAAAAGAGATAACCAAGACAGGTAGACCTTCCTCATACACAGAACAGATGGCTAACCTCATCTGTATACGCTTGGCTGAAGGGGAGAGTCTGAACAAGATCTGTAAGGATGAGGGTATGCCAGATAAGGCTACTGTGTTCCGTTGGTTAGCTACTGACGCAAGCTTCTGCGACAAATACGCACGTGCGCGTGAACTTCAAGCTGAGACTCAGTTCGATGAATTGATCGACATTGTTGACCAACCGCCAGAGCTGAGCTACGTGACTGACAAGAACGGTGAGCTGGTCGAGGTCAAGTTCGACTCCTCCTACGTCCAGTGGATGAAGCTTCGGGTCGACACCCGCAAGTGGACAGCCGCTCGCATGGCGCCTAAGAAGTACGCTGAGTACAGACCTCCAGAGGAGAAGGTTGACGCTATGGTTGTCGATGGCGAGATCAAGAACGTGATGGACGTGGCGATCAAACGCCTTGAGCTGATCAGGATCGCTGAATGAGCGAGGTCATAGACCAAGATGTGCTGGACATCCTTGCTGATCCGAACATCAGGAAGAGCTTAGGGCCCTACCACGCGATGGCATACGCCAGACGCGCTAAATGGCTCTCAGGCGCGTTCAATCACCAGAAGCTACCCCAAGGTACATGGTGGAGTATCTGGTTGATGCTGGCAGGCCGTGGCGCGGGAAAAACCCGTACAGCCGCGGAGCAACTTTGGTGGTGGGCATGGGAGAACCCAAACACCCGCTGGCTGGTCTCCGCCCCCACATCGATGGACGTCAGGGGTACGTGCTTCGAGGGTGAGTCAGGTCTCATGGCTGTGATCCCAGACATCCTGATCAAAGACTACAACAAAGCCCTGCACGAGATCGTGCTGATCAACGGGAGCCTGATCAAAGGGATCAGCGCCAGCGAGCCTGATCGTTTCCGTGGTGGTCAGTACCATGGCGCATGGCTCGATGAGCTTGCCGCTTGGGATTACCTCGACGAAGCTTGGTACAACATCCAGTTCGCTGTCCGCCTGAAGAAGGAAGACGGCAGAACCCAGATCATCGCCACGACGACCCCACGCCCAAAAGACCTGATTGTGGAGCTCGTAGGGCGTGAAGGAGACGACGTAGCCATGACGACGGCGTCTACCTACGTCAACCTAGCTAACCTCGCTCCAAGCTTCCAGAAGCAGATCCTTAGCTATGAAGGAACCAAGATCGGGCGTCAGGAGATCCATGCGGAGCTCATAGATGCCGAGGAATCAGGGATCGTCAAGCGCGAGATGTTCAAGCTCTGGGCGCCTAACAAGGCGTTCCCTAAGTTCGAGTACATCCTGCAAAGCTATGACTGCGCCAGCTCAGAGAAGACTGTCAACGATCCGACAGCGGCTATCACGTTTGGTGTGTTCAAGCCACTGGACGGCCCCATGTCCGCGATGGTGATCGACTGCTGGCAAGACCGCCTGCAATACCCAGACCTGCGCCCCAAGGTGATTGAGGAGTACGACGTGGTCTACGGTGAGGGCAAAGACAAGAAGCGCGTAGACTTGATCCTCGTAGAAGACAAGTCCGCAGGCATAGCTCTTATACAAGACTTACAGCGTGGGCATCTGCCTGTTCGTGCGTACAACCCCGGCAGAGCTGACAAGATCCAGCGCCTCAACATCGTGTCCAACATCATTGCCGCTGGGCGTGTATGGATTCCTGAGAGCAGTGTCCGTAAGGGTTACGTCAAGGACTGGGCTGAGGGCTTTGTCTCCCAGATCTGCTCCTTCCCTGACTCAACACACGACGACTTCGTGGACGCCTGCACCCAAGGCTTGCGGTTCCTGCGTGACGCTGGTTGGCTGGACATCGACGGAGCCCCAAGGGAAGACTACGACATGGACGACTACATCGACAGTGGACGCCGTAAGATCGAGAACCCGTACTCAGCATGATGGACGAACGCCAACACCCAAGGTATCATTGGGCTAACAGCAACTCAGCAGGATAAGCCATGGCTGACGAAAACAAACCAGCGTTCTACCCACGAGTTGGGAACATCAAGGCGAAGAACTTCAAGCCTGCTCAGCCGATGCCCTTCGTTGATGACGAGAGAGCGATGGACTTGCCACAGTACGGCGACGTTGACCTGAGCGTTCCATCCAAAGAGAACCTCGAGCTAAGCAGGCGCATGGCTGAACGCGACGCCCAACTGAGGCGCCAGCGAGAGGCTGACAGATCCCCACTTGAGAAGCTGGCTGGTGGCGTACAGGCTGGACGCTTCCTTGGCTCAGCTCTTACGCAGGGCATTAACTCAATCCCCACACGCCTGTTTAAAGGTGACGAGGCGGCTGACAAGTTCATGCAAGAGCGCATCTACAAGCCTGAGCAACCTCTGGCGTATGAGTACGCAGGTGACGTAGGCGACTTCCTCGAGAAGCTCGAGACCGAATACAAGATTCCACCAGTGCTCCCCGAGGCGGTTGCTTTGCAGTTCTTGACAGGCCCAGCTACAGCTCAAGCCGCTAGGGCGGCAGGTAAGGGTGCAGTGAAGGCTGGCATGGCGCTAGAGCGCAGTATGGAGCCAGTCGTTAAGGGCGCCTTAGAAAGCGGTGGCTTACCTCGTGAGATGGCTTTGGGTATGGGCGCTAATACGCAGTCCAACGTGATCAAGCCCTACGGCGGTAATTGGTTGGGTGGTGGTAAAGGCCAGATCGTGACTCCTGAAGGCGATCTACAGAGGCTGAAGACAAGCACATTTGTTGGTGAAACACCAGCCGAACGCATACCCAAGCACGAAGCATTGCTGAACGATCCAACACTGAACCAAGATCAGCGTGATCGCGTTCAACGTATGCTTGACGTAACTAAGGGTGAAGCCGCGGTTGATAAGTGGATTGACAGCAACTTGACTAACTACGTCAAAAAGGAAATGGGTACGCCTGATGACCCAGTGCGTAAGTTGGCTGAAGAGGGCATCATCCACACCCCGCTACGTGAAGATCTTGATCGCATGGAATACCTGCAAGCCATACGCAAGGCAGAGGGTTACCCTGCTGAGGGCATGGGCAAGTCTGCGCTTGCTAAGCAGTGGGAAAACCTAGCCGATGATGCAATCAGGGTCACCAAGGCTGGCAAGATACAAGACATGGCGGATATTTCCGCTAAGCTTGATCAAGCCAGAACTGAGATGAACGATCACCTGAAAAAGCTTGATCAAGACTTTCTGGTTCGCATGGGTGAACACGTAGGCAACAAAGATTTCAACCCCAAAGAAGTTGAAATGCTTATGAAGATGCCTCCTATTCAGAAGGCTGAGATTTTGGGTGATACAAAGTTTGCCGAGCTAAAAGACAATCTGTATCAATTGATGGCCAGAGAGCAGGGCTTTGAGAAGAGAGCTGGTGAAGCCAATCCGTTTGTCAGCAAGCTTGACCCTGAGACAAGGCTGTACTCAGGCTCAACGTATGATTTAGGCTTTGACCACATCGTTGACGTTCTTAAAGAAGACTTAGCTACTGGTCGCATTCGCCCTGAGCAACTGAACAAGGTCAGCATGGAGCAGGCAGTACGCCGCACCTACGAGTACGACCAAGAGCTGGCTAAGAAGATGAATGATGCTCGCCTGACCGCTCGTGCTGAGTTGCCCGTCTACAAAGAATACCCAGAAGGTCTGAAGTGGGTGGAGCTGAACCGCCCCGGCGACTTTGCCGCTGAGTCAGACGCCATGGGTCACTCAGTCCGTGGTTACGAGCCGCCAGAAGGCGATCCTGACTGGACAAAAAGCTCTGGAGATAGTGGATACGGTGGTTACGGTCTTGGCGGATGGAATGCCATTAAAAGAGGTGATGCCAAGGTCTATTCATTGGTTGACGCTAAAGGTGAGCCACATGTCACTATTGAAGTTGGCGCATTTAAAGGTCAGTTGCGTCCAGACGATTTAATTCCGTACAAAGAGGCGGCGTTAGAGGAAGCCAAGAAACTTCCAAACGGCTATACAGACTATGACGTCAGGGACATCGAGATCCGCATGGCAAAAGAGAACATGCCTGCGTTTATCAACCAAATCAAAGGTAAGCAAAACGCCAAGCCCAAAGAAGAGTACTTGCCATTTGTGCAAGACTTTGTACGTGGCGGCAATTGGTCTGACGTACGCGACTTCCAGAATACCAATCTTGCCAAGCTTCAAGAGAACTCTGACTTGGCAAAGTGGCTTCAAGAGAAACAAATTCAATTGCCAAAGTACCCAACCAAAAAAGAGCTTGACAGTTATGAGGCTGACTTCCTGCTTGAGAAACTGGGGCCACAAGAGTTTAATGAGCTTGGATTGGGCTACCTGAAGGGCGAAGAAGGCATGAAGCGTGGAGGCAAGGTCTCCATCTCCAACAACCCTGACACCATGATGCTAGAGGTGAACAATCAGAAGATGAAGAACGGCGAGCCTGCCTATGCTGGTGGCAAGCTCATAGTCGGCAAGGGTTTGAAAGCGGCTAAGCCCCCAAAGGTTGAAGTACCACGCATTGCCATGCAGTTTGGCAACGACTTGCCTATCAACATGAACACCGCTGAAGTCGAGAACTTGGCAAGGCGTTTCCCTGAGCCTACGGTTGATCGTGTGAACATGGCGCACAAAGACGTGCTCAAGCGCACACCAGAGCTTCAGGAAGCCGCCGCACGTATTGAGGCTGGTGACATATCAGCCGATGAGTATGCGCGCCTTGTACAGCGTTATAAGCCCGTTACGCCCTATGAGTCAGTCCCAGCGCCAGCAAGCCGTGAGGAGATCCTCGCCGCTCTGTCTAAAACCAGCCGTGAAGCTGAGGGTCTACCCCGCAAGGAGACGTACTTTGGCAAGCCATCCTCAACGCTGAAGGAAGGCGACCCTGTTGGTCTGCGCTTAGACATCCCGTCCTACAACCAAGCCAACACTTGGGTCGTTACGGCGCACGGCCCTCGCAAGAGCCCAGTCTCTGGTGGTGCAGGCACACGCATTGGTTACGAGCCTGTTGCCATGGCGACCGACGTTGACTTCAGCGTCAGCCCCAAGGCGGCGTTAGGTATTGCCAAAGGCGCTGAGAAGAACACCATCGCCACCATGGAAGGCAAGTGGAAGCCCACAAGCTCCGACGAGGCGTTTACGCTGGCTAAGCAGTACCTGAAGAACCCAGAGTGGCGTCAGGTTGGCATGGATCCAGAGCGTCACAGCTTCTTCTATGACCGCGAGACTATGGCGCCTGTTGTCAATGCTGAGGAGGTCATCCAGATCGGCCCTCTCGTGCTCGCCAAGAACCCCAAGTTCGGCAAGCTGGAAGACTTCAAGTACGCCAGTGGGGGCTTGGCTCACATGAAAGAGGGCGGTTCAGAAGACGACGCTAAGCCCTACTTCGGCGGTGCTGGCACAAAGAAGTACGCCCCTGCTAAAAAGCGAGCTGAGGACGCAGACGTCAACCTGCTCAAAGATCCGCGCACCTACGCCACTGTCGCTGGCTTCATGGGCGAGCGTCCAGATGAGATGGGCTTTAGCGTCTTGCACCCTGACTACCAAGGCGTTAGAGAAGCGGCTGATCCTGCGTTCTATGCTGGTACAGCGTTAGGCGTTGCCCCAATGATGAAGGTGTTAAAAGCGCCAGCCATGGCGTTAGGCAGAGCTGGTGAGAAGCTTGCTGAGAATGTTGTTCCGCAGATCATGGAGCGTGGTGGCGTTGGAGCTGACATTCTTGGTGGGCTGGCGCAGGGTACACGCTCAAACATCCACTTGCCACACACTGAAAAGAGCCCCGATCCCACAGTGGGAACACGCTATAAGCGCACAGACATTGGCGGCTTAGTTCCACGCAAAGATCTGGACATTGAGAAGCTTGACAAGTCCAGCGTGAAGGTTTTCCCTTGGGATGCATCTGACCGCAACAAGCTTGTGACTGAAGTCAGTGACATACCGTTGACCAATCCTGTGTTGCTAGAAGGTGGCGACAACTACATGCGTGACATCAAGCACGTCAAGAAGCGTATTGCTGGCGCTTCTAACGAAGGTATTGCAAACCGCATTCAGGATCGTATTGACCAAGCCTCCGTAGAGAACCAGATTCTTGGTGGCACTGGAAAGGTTTTTGGCTTCCCCATCCGTATGGCTGACAAGGCTGAACATGCGTCAACATTCCCAACTGACATTGCGATGGACTTGCTCAAACAGGGCAACCTCAGCAGAAAAGAGCTAGATGACCTGACCAATGAGTTGCGTGGCATGTCTTTTGAAGCTAAAGGCAAAGGTTACTTCCAGAACGTCGCGCCAATTGATTCGCCTGAGTTCTTGGTTCAGCTTCGCGAAGGCATCAAGGGCAACAAGGAAAAAGGCATTACGTCTGTTACGGACATGAATTTGCGTCGGGCACTGATGGATCGCCTGAGCCAAAAGAAGTTTCAAAAGCGCCTTGAGTACAACTATCCAGACCTAATCGGATCTGTCATTGCAGACGAGCTTAAAGGCGTCCCAAAGGGATGGGTTGGCAACGTATCTGCTGAGCTTGATCCGTTTAGCAAGATCCGACCATCCAAGTCTTCAACCTACTCGCATGACTTTGGCGGCAAGTATTACGCATCTATGCCTAACATGCCTGTAGAGTTTTTGATGCCAAACACATTCGAAGGCATCTATCGTGAGATGAAGGCGTTGTACCCAAGCGCAAAGCCAGAAGCGTTGCGCAACATGGCTATTGGAGCTATGGAGAAGCGCAAGGAAAATATCTCTGAGATGATCGGCCCTCGCTCCATCGATGCCGTCAAGCTCTACCAAGAAGGCTTGAAGCAGGGCGAGTTTGATCCTAACGACATCAAGCAGATCTATGACTACATGCGTAGGAAGAAGTTCAACCTTAAGCTTGACAATGTCAAAAAGGCTGAAGGCGGATACATCAAGAAGCCAGCCGCCTACATCAACGGTGACGAGTTCGTGAATGCCGCCAAGAAGTACGGCATCAAAGACAGCATGAACAACCTGAACAAGATCGTAGACCTTGTCAACAAGGGCTTGTCAGTGGATGATGCGGCACGTCAAGTTGCTGACACTGGTATGCACAAAGCCGCTGGTGGAGCAATAAGAGGCGACGACTTAATCCTTGAAGAGAGACCACTATGAGCTTAATTCGTGGGGCATTACAGCCCGGCTTATCCGTCGTCAAGAAGACCGCCCCCTTCTACTCTGCCGTGGATGAGGCGCTTGCCGCCATCAAGAGACCTAAGGGCACAGGCGCTGAGTTCTACACAGAGCTGACCAAGCAGGCAGGCGTTAAGAAGGCTGAGCTGGCTGATCGTAAGCTTGAGCAGGCATTCAAAGCCAAGGGCAAGATGACCAAGGAAGAGGCTCAGCAAGTCCTCAAAGACAACCCTCCTCCTAGGCTTCAAGAGAAGACATTCACCGAGCCTATGGACGATTACGAGCGCGATGAGGCGCTACGTGACAACATGGAACGTTTTGGCTATGAGTCTTGGGATGAGGTTCCACCCAGAATAATGCGTCAGTGGAATGAAGAGCTGGATGAGAACGTTGAGAAGTACGGAGACTACAAGACTGCTGGCGGCAAGAATTACCGTGAAATCTTGCTTAAACTGCCAGAGTCATTTCCCAAAAAAGACTTTGATCGTTTGCTTACGCTTGAGGCAGAACAGCGCCGAGGTGAGCTGACAACTGCTCAACTTAAAGAGCTGGTTGATCTACAAGCTAAAAAGCAGACAGGCCCATCCAACTATGTGTCGGGGCACTGGAAGGAAGACCCCAACGTCTTAGCCCACATGCGTGTCCAAGACCGCAGAGGCCCTAATGGCGAGAAGATCTTGCATGTCGAAGAGATCCAATCCGACTGGCATCAAGAGGGACGCAAGAAGGGGTATCGTAGTGACAATCCGCCTTTTACGATTGAGGCTGATCCCTACGGCGTTTATCGCATTAAGGATGCAAACGGTCAAAGATTTGATCCTTATGTTGATGGTCAACAAATGTCAGGCTTCATGACTGCTGAAGCCGCTGAGAATGCCATGAAGGGCAACATGGGTAGATTGCCCCAACCTTCGGGAGTTCCCGACGCCCCATTCAAGAAGAACTGGCACGAGCTGGCTATGAAGCGCCTGCTGAACTACGCCGCTGATCAGGGATACGACAGCATTGCCATAACGCCCGGTGTCGAGCAAGCAAAGCGCTTCAACCTTAGAAATCAGATTGACCAAATTAAGTACGTCCAAAATCAGGATGGAACTTATGACTTGGCTGTACGCCCAAAAGGTGAGACACGCGACACCATGTTTATTGGTGATAAAAGTTTGAGCGGCTTGCCAGCAGATGAGCTTGAAAGCATTGTCGGACGAGAGGTTACACAAAAGATTCTGGCGGGAGAGGGCCCACAGGGCGGCGACAAATTTCGGTCGCTGACTGGTGTTGCTCTTGAGTTCGGTGGCGAGGGCATGAAGGGCTTCTACGACAAGATGCTCCCTGACTACCTGAACACTTATGGCAAACAATACGGCGCCAAGGTTGATCTGATGCCTGTTGATGTGGGCGGCTTCAAGGTGAACCGTGATAACTATCCGTTGCCATATCGACTTGAGTCAGCAACATCACCTGACATCATCTCTCGCTTTGCCACACCAGAAGAGGCTTGGGCTGAGGCTCAAAGACGCGGCTCACTTGCTGTGCACAACTTCCCCATCACACCAGAGATGCGTGAGTCCATCAAGCAGAAGGGCTTACCCCTGTACCAACAGGTCGGCATCCCAACTGCTGGCGCTGGTGCGGCTTCTCAAATGCCTGAGCAGATGCAAGAGCCAGAAGTTGAACCTGAAGTTAAAAAGGCAAAAGGCGGCAGGGTTAGAATGACCACGAACCGCGATACTATGTTCATGGAACTGAGCAACAAGAAGCTCAAAAGGAAATAAGCTATGGCGACACAATTCCCACAAGATCCTAACGCGGGTCGTTTTATCGATGGGTTAAAGGATCAGCAAGTAGAGGCTGACGAAGGCATTGAATACGAGATGCCCCCAGAAGATGCTGAGGTTGAAGAGTTGCCAGACGGCTCTGCCATTGTTCACATGGAGAGTAAGGGGCCCATGGAGGACGAAGACTTCTACGCCAACTTGGCAGAAGAGATCGACCCTTATGACCTGAACAAGATTGCCCTACGCTACATGGACTTGGTCGAGAACGACAAGAAGTCTCGTGAGGAGCGCGACAAGAAGTACGAAGAGGGACTGAAGCGTACGGGCATGGGGAATGATGCCCCCGGCGGTGCTACCTTCATGGGCGCCAGCAAGGTCGTTCACCCTGTCATGGCTGAAGCCTGCGTGGACTTCGCCTCTCGTGCCATCAAAGAGATGTTCCCGCCAGACGGCCCAACCCGCACCAAGATCTTGGGCGACGTAGATGAAGCCAAGATCCAAAAGGCTGAACGCAAGCGCGACTACATGAATTGGCAGTTGACTGAGCAGATCGAAGAGTTCCGCGACGAGCAGGAACAGATGCTGACTCAGCTCCCCTTGGGCGGCTCACAGTACATGAAGCTGTGGTACGACGAGAAGAAGAAGCGCCCCTGCGCTGAGTTCATGCCCATCGACAACATTCTGTTGCCCTTTGCCGCCGCAAACTTTTACACCGCTCAGCGTGTCACTGAGATGCAGACCATCACCGAGTGGGAGTTTAAGAACCGCATTCGCTCAGGTCTGTACCGTGACATCGACTTGGTTCGCGTAAGCGCTGAGCCAGAGGAAACCCACTCTGAGAAAGCCAACAACAAGATTGAAGGTCGCAAGTGGGATGACAACGAGGATGGACTGCGTAAGGTCTATCACATCTACACATGGCTGGAGTTAGAGGACGATCCCCTGACAGGTGGTGAGTCCGCCCCCTACATCCTCATGGTTGACGAGCACGAGAACGAGTGCGTCGGTCTGTACCGTAACTGGGAAGAAGGCGACGAGACACAGACCAAGCTTGATTGGTTGGTTGAGTTCAAGTTCATTCCATGGCGTGGTGCGTACGCTATCGGCTTGCCACAGCTCATTGGAGGGCTGTCAGCGGCTCTTACAGGCTCTCTGCGCGCTTTGTTGGACTCTGCCCATATCAACAATGCGGCAACCATGCTAAAGCTCAAGGGAGCGAAGATCTCGGGTCAGTCCCAACAGGTGGATGTGACGCAAGTTTGTGAGATCGAGGGAGCCCCCGGTGTTGACGACATCCGCAAGATCGCCATGCCCATGCCCTTCAACCCACCCTCAGAGGTCTTATTCAAGCTTCTAGGATGGTTAGACGGTGCGGCTAAGGGGGTAGTGACCACCGCAGAGGAAAAGATCGCTGACGTGAACTCCAACACCCCTGTTGGAACCACCCAAGCTCTGATCGAGCAGGGCGCCGCGGTGTTCTCTGCCATTCACTCACGCCTGCACGACAGCCAAGGTCGCGTCCTCAAGATCCTTGGTCGCCTCAATCGTTGGTACTTGGAAGAGCAACGTAAGGGTGAAGTGGTTCAAGACCTCGACATCCGCCGTGAAGACTTTGCTTCCAACACGGACGTGATCCCTGTTTCTGATCCGCACATCTTCTCTGAGACTCAGCGTATGGCGCAGAGCCAAGCGGTGATGCAGATCATGAAGGAGAACCCAGACCTGTTTAACCGCAAGGTGGTGGTGGAGCGATTCTTGAAGCAGATCAAGGTGCCCGGGATCAACGAGATCATGAAAGACGTACCTTCACCTGAGAAGCGGGACTCCGCCAATGAGAACGTCGCCATGATGCTAGGTCAAGCGGCGTTTGCCTACATGGAACAAGACCACCTGTCTCACATCCAAAGCCACATGGACTTCTACAAAGACCCAATCTTTGGCTCAAACCCCATGGTTCAGCCGATTATTCTGCCCCAGATGGTCGAGCACCTGAAGCAACACATCTCTATGTGGTACTTGAACCGCATGAACGGCTACGTTGTGAAGACTTTGGGTCGCCAAGCTACGGACTACGACAACCCACAGGTCACGCCAGAGGCAGACAAGCTCATGGCTATCGCCTCACAGCACGTTACCTTGGACACACAGAAGGTATTTGCGCAGGTTGTCCCTGAATTGCAGAAGATGATGCAGACAATTCAGCAACTGAAGCAGGGTCAGACCCCTCCAATGACACCAGAAGCACAGGTTTTGCTCCAGACAAGCATGGCAGAGACCCAGCGTTTGACTGCAAAAGACCAAGCGGACAACCAATTGGCTGTTCAAAAGCTTCAAAACCAACAACAACTCGACGTTGCCAAGCTCACACAGAGCAAACAGCAGTTCGAGTCGGATCAACAGCTCGAAGTGGCGATGCAAACAGAGAAAAATCTCACACAAGAGCGTATAGAGTCTGCAAGATTGACGCGAGATGCGGCAAAACTGCAACAAGAGCAGGTAAAAACTGCAACCGAGCTTCAACGTGAAGCACAAACCTACCTAGGAGGCTGAAATGGCTACATCTAACCCTTATCACAACGAAGCAGTGCCCATGCACAAGCGTATTGCCGCAGGCGAGAAGCTTGATGGCTCGTCTTTG